GTGGAAGCAGGACTGGTAGACCCAGTTAGGCTTTTTATCAAAGACGAGTTGCACAAAACTTCCTAGTTGAAGGAGGGTCGACTTAGGTTGATAATGTCTGTTTCAGTGGTGGATAAGTTGATATAAATGGTTTTGATTAGGAGAATCAAGGAAACAGAAGTTAACAATTGGCACAGCATACCTAGTGTACCTGGATTAGGATTCACTGATGAAATGTCAGTGTATTTCTTTGACCAGGTCCACGGTATGGAGAGACCAGTAAGCTCTGATGTGAGCGGATGGGATTGGAGTTGCCAACAATGGCTACATGACGATGCTGGAGAATTTACTATCAGACAGTGCTTAAATGCAACGGAAGAATGGAAACATTTGATCCGTATGGACGCTTATTTAGCGGGTCACAGCCTTTATAGCACTTCAGATGGAGATCTGTTAGTTTTAGATGTCCCTGGAAATATAAATTCAGGTAGGTTTCAAACTAGTAGAGGAAACTCTCTGTGTCGTAATATAGTCAGATGCATGTTTCAGATGATTTTTCTAGACCTAACCAATCTAGGTCAATGGGTGACGATTGTATTGAAGACTACGTTTCAGACGCAGTAAATAAATATAAGCAGTTAGGTATTGACATAAAAGTGTATGATGAGATAGAAAATGAGTTTGAGTTTTGCAGTAGGATTTTCACTAAATTTGGCAGTTATCCTGCTAATCCGGAGAAGCTCCTGGGCAACATTCTTATGACCCAACCGAAGACTATGGAAGAGCTTTTGACTTGGATTTCAGCATTTGAATCAGAGATGAAAAATCATCCCGAAATAGAAACTTATGTTAAAGTCCTTTCAAGAGTGGGATATTTGAAGCTCGGTGGGGAGCAAAATATAGATTTGGAAAAATTATATTATTATGCCTAAACAACAACAACAACAACAAACGCAAAATCCCTCTAAAGGAACTAAGACTCCTGCTCAACGGGCAGCAGCTAAGAGACGTAGAATGGTGAAGAAGATGAATAAGAGAGCCATGTTAAATAGTGGTACGACTTTTCAATCGGTCACTACTCTACCACCCTCTATGCCTGGTGTCAATCCAGGAATCGACAACGCTTTGAGGGTAGCTTCTCGAAAATTGAATATTAAAACTCTTTCTAGAGATGGCATAGAGTTTCTTAAATGTGCTTTCGCACCAGTTGACTTCGCAGTGACGAATGTCAGGGGTGTGCCAGACAATTTCGAATCTATGTCCTTAGTCAAG